GTGGTACCGCATTTCTGGCTGCCAAGGGATACGCTCGACCTGCGGGTACGGCGGGATCATGTCCCCTACGATGTATGGGAGAAGATGGGCTTGTTCCATGTGACCGAAGGCAATGTGGTGGATTACAGCTTTGTGCGTAAGACCATCAATGAGCTGGGGACGCAGTTCCACATCGTGGAGATCGGCGTTGACCGCTGGAACGCCACGCAGCTGATCACTGACTTGGACGGGGACGGCTTCACCATGGTCCCCATCGGCATGGGCTTTAAGGATATGAGCCCTGGCATGAAGGAACTGTACAAGCTGCTTCTGGAGGGCAAGGTCATTCATGGTGGGAATCCAGTCCTGCGATGGATGGCGGGCAATGTGGTGGCTGAGATCGATGCCGCCGAGAACATCAAGCCCAGCAAAAAGAAGTCTACCGAGAAGATTGACGGCATCGTTGCCTGGATTATGGGGCTTGACAGAGCCATACGCCACGAACAGCAGGGCAGCGTATATGACGACCCCGACCATGGGCTGTGGGTATTCTGAGGAGGCATTTATGGAACTGACGATGGCGGAAAAGCGTGATTTCATCGAGAAGATCACTGATCTTGTCAAGAACGACGTTCTCAACCGGGAGGACAGGGACAGCATCTACCGGGTGTGCCTCGCCGCCTGTGGTCGGGAGCTGGCGAAGATGAAGGAGGAGTAAATGGGATTCAGGGAATGGTTCGGCTTCAGTAAGCCGAGGGACGCTCCCAATGCGGAGCTTCCAAAGATCGAAGATAACGTCCGGGACTCGGGCGGCATTTTTGTCTTCGGTATGACAAACAGTGGCGAGCGGGTGGATGAAAAATCCGCACTCCAGATTTCGACGGTGTATGCCTGTGTCCGGCTCCTGGCGGAGACGGTGGCAAGCCTGCCGCTTCATCTTTACAAGTTCACCGACAAGGGTGACGGCAAGGAACGTGCGACAGACCATCCACTCTACAAAATCCTGTATCGGCAGGCAAACCCGGAGATGACGAGCTTTTCCTTCAGGGAAGCGATGATGATGCATCTGCTCCTGTGGGGAAACGCATACGCACAGATCGTCCGTGATGGCAAGAATGGCATTCTGGGTCTATATCCGCTGCTCCCGGAGAATGTGGAGATCGACCGGGCGGAAAACGGCGACCTGTTTTATACCTACCACGCCTACACAGACGAGGTACCGGGTGAGCATGGTAAGGACATCGTTTTCCAGCGGGATGAGATTCTGCATATCCCCGGACTTGGCTTTAATGGCTTGGTGGGTTTCTCGCCCATTGCGATGATGAAGAACGCCCTCGGCACGACGCTTGCCGTCGAGAAATACGGCAGTTCCTTCTTCAAGAATGGAGCGCAGCCTGCAGGGGTTCTGGAGCATCCGGGCGTGTTGAAAGACCCGCAGAAGATACGGGATAACTGGATGAACGCCTACGGTGGCGCAGGGAACGCGCACAAGGTGGCAGTCCTGGAGGAGGGCATGGCGTACAAGCCGATCTCCCTTCCACCGGAGGACAGCCAGTTCCTTTCCACCCGTGAATTTGGCGTGGAAGAGATCTGCCGCATCTTCCGGGTCCCGCCCCACATGGTGCAAGACTTGAAGCGCGCCACCTTCAACAACATCGAGCATCAGAGCATCGACTTTGTGATGCACACGGTCATGCCCTGGCTCGTGCGGATTGAGCAGGCCATCATCAAGGATGTTCTGGTTGAGGAGGAGCAGGACGCCTATTTTCCTAAGTTCAATGTGGACGGGCTGATGCGCGGAGATTACAAGAGCCGTATGGACGGCTACGCTGTAGGGTTTGCAAACGGTTTTCTGTCGCCAAACGATATACGGCGGCTTGAAAATATGGACCTGATCCCGGCTGAGGACGGCGGAGACGATTACTACCTGAACGGCAGCTACACCAAGCTCAAAGACGCGGGAAGCGCCTATGGAGCGAACGAGGCTGCTGAGCAGCAAAGACAGAAATCCTCTGAGCCGGACGAAGCAGAGCCGGAGGAGCCCGACTCCGGGGATGATACGCCAGAGGAAAGCAAAAATCATGCCGAGCGCCATGCACAGCGCAAGGCGCAAAGAAGAGGAGGTAATCCCAAGAGATGAAGAAATTCTGGAATTGGATTCACGATGACAGCGGCGGCAGGGTTCTCCGCCTGGAGGGGCCGATTGACTCGGATTCTTTCTGGGGCGACGAGGTGACTCCGCAGGCTTTTCGTGATGACCTGTACGCCGAGGAGGGCGACATTACGCTCTGGGTGAACAGCCCAGGCGGGAACGTGTTTGCAGCTGCGGAGATTTACACCATGCTCCGGGACTATCCCGGCAGCGTGACCGTCCGCATCGCAAGCATCGCGGCTTCCGCAGCCTCCGTTGTGGCGATGGCCGGAAACCTGGTGCAGATTTCCCCGACCGGGATGCTGATGGTGCATGACCCGTCAACCATTGCGATGGGCAACGCCCGCGACATGGAGAAGGCCATCTCTACGCTGAACGAGGTGAAGGAGAGCATCATCAACGCCTATGCCTTCAAGACCGGGCTTTCCCGAAACCGTATCAGCAAGCTCATGTCCGATGAAACGTGGCTGAACGCAAAGAAGGCGGTCGAGCTGGGTTTCGCGGATGAGATTCTCTTTGAGAACAAGTCTAAGCCGGAGGAACCGGACGAAGACCCGGAAGAAGAGCCTGAAACGGAGGAAGGCGAAGATGAAGGCAAGGAAGGCGAAGGGACGAAAAAGAAGCCCTTCAAACTGGCTGAGGCAATGTGGCAGTATTCCTCCCGCCTCATGGGAGAAACCATCCTCAACCGCCTCGGCGCGGAAGACAAGCCTGATACTCCCGCAGACGGAGCTGAGGCACAGAAACCTGCCGAGGAAGGGCTGACACCTGCCCGGAATGCGGAGCCGGAAATGCTTGTGATCGGCATGGACGGCAAGACCCCTGACGGCGCAATGCCGTATGAAATCCTGAAAGACAAGCTGGAGTGGCTCAGATGAGTTGCCCCGGTTTTTCTTATCCCCCAAACCATTATAAATACCGGAGCGATTCTCCGGAGAAAGAGGTATGAATATGAGCAAGATCATGGAACTGCGCAATAAGCGTAACACCCTCTGGGAGCAGACGAAGAATTTCCTGGAAGAGCATCGCGGTGAGAACGGTCTGGTCGAGGCTTCCGCTGTGGAGCAGTACAACAGGATGGCGGCTGACGTGCAGGCTCTCGGCGCTGAGATCGAGCGGCTGGAACAGCAGGCTGCTTTCGACGCACAGCTCTCCGCTCCCACAACCCGTCCGGTGAAGGCCAATCCCACCAGCCACCAGTCCCAGAAGGCGGAGGGTACCGCATCCGATGAGTACAAGGATGCCTTCTGGAATATGATCCGCAACCAGGGGGATCAGTTCGCGGTCCGTAACGCCCTGTCTGTTGGCGAGGATACCGAGGGCGGCTATACCGTGCCTGACGAGTTCGAGCGTCGCCTGATCCAGGCGCTGGAGGAGAATAACATCTTCCGCCAGCTCGCCACTGTCATCCGCACCAATTCCGGTACCCGCAAGATCCCGATCGCGACCGACACCATGGAAGCCCAGTGGATCGATGAGGGCGAGGAGATCCCGGAGACCAACACCAAGTTCGGCCAGACCACCCTGTCCGCTTACAAGCTGGGCACTATGATCAAGATTTCCAACGAGCTTCTGCATGACTCCGCCTTCGACCTCGCCAGCTATATCGCCACCCGTTTCGGCGTAGCGATGGGCAATGCCGAGGAGCGCGCTTTCTTCACCGGCGACGGTGACAAGAAGCCCCTTGGCATCCTGGCAGAGACCGGCGGCGCGGAGCTTGGCGTGACTGCGGCTTCCGAGCACCTTGTGACTTTCGATGAGATCTTCGATCTCTACTACAGCCTCAAGAGCCCGTACCGCCGCAACGCCCAGTTCGTCTGCAACGAGACCCTGCTTCTGCAGCTGATGAAGCTGAAGGACGGCAACGGCAACTATATCTGGAAGCCGGGCCTGGATACCGCGAAGCCGGACACCATCCTTGGCCGTCCGATCCGCACCTCCACCTTCATGCCGACCATGTCTGCCGGTGAGCGCGTGCTCCTGTTCGGCGACCTGAAGAACTATTGGGTAGCTGACCGTCAGAATCGCACTTTCCGCCGCCTGAACGAGCTGTACGCCCGCACCGACCAGGTGGGCTTCATGACCACCCAGCGTGTGGATGGCCGTTTGATCCTTCCGGAGTCCGTGAAGGTGCTGAAGATGGCGGGCATTAAGCCCGCTCCGGCTCCTACGCCTGAACCGGACGAGCAGGCCAACGGCTGATCGCGTCTGACTATCCGGAGGACGGGATGAGGGAAATACCCGGCTCGTCCTCCGGACAACTGAGAGGAGATAAGCATATGCATCTGACAAAGAACTATAACACCGATGGCGGCGACCGCACCGTGATCGGCGGTGTCCTGGAATTTGAACAGGGCGCTGAAGTGAAGAATTTCCCCGATGGCGGAGGCGGCACAGGTGGCAAGGCCGAGAACCAGGGTGCGAGCACGGCAACCGCTGTGGCAGGGCTGAAGAACGACTTCAACGCGCTTCTGGTTAAGCTTAAGGAAGCCGGACTCATGGCCGCAGACGAGTGGAACATTGGTGTGAGACTCGCGCCGAGACTGACCGACGCCGTGGCGGCGGCCAATAACGCAAAGGCATCTGCTTCCCTTGCTGATGGTGTGATCACCGTGACGGCGGATGTGGATGACCTTGAGGAATCCGAAAGCTCCACGACCGGACAGGGCACCCACAAGTGGATCGGCCTTGGTATTGGCACCGGCCTTTCTTCCGTGGCGCTGGCGAAGTACAACAGCGCGCAGCTGACCGACGCGGACGCTGAGGAAGCCGTTTCTGTCGGCCTGGATCAGCCCGGAGAATTTGTACTGTATATCCGTGCTGATGAGGTGGTGGATACGCCGAAGACCATCACGCTGAAGGCGGACGGTTACGGCGAGATCGTGATCACCATCGCTGTAGCCGCTCCCGACGTTGACTGACGGGAAAGGAGGCTGCCATGACCTTTATCACTCTGGAACAGGCGAAGGCGTATCTTCGCATGGACACGTCGGATGAAGACGCGGTAATCGGCAGCCTCCTGGCATCCGCCGGGAACCTGTGCAGGGATGTCGCCCGGCTCACCGACGAACAGTGGACGGACATCGATTCCGATAAGAGCCGCTCCGAGAGATACACCACGGCAGAGCTGACCGCTGTGCGCGAGACCCTGCGCGTGGCGGTTCTCTACGCCCTTGGGTATCTTTTTGAGCACCGCGAGGAAGCCGACCACCATGCCTTGACGCTGACTCTGCGCTCCCTGCTCTTCGGCATCCGCGAGGGGGTGGTGTGATGGACATCGGCGGGCTGAATACGAGGATCACAATCCAGAAGAACCGGACCGTCGTTGACCGGTTCAAGAATCACACCTCCGCATGGACGGACTATTTCTCCTGCTGGGCGAGCTGCGTCAAAAGCGGGCAGAGCCTTGAGGAGACGCAGGAAGCGGGACACACGCAGGAAGCCGACCGGGTCGACATCACGGTGCGCTGGTGCAGCGAGACCGCCGCCGTCAACTCGAAGGAATACCGCATCCTTCTCGGCGGCCGGATTTACGACATTACCAGCATCGACGAGATGGGTTTTCGGAAGAACAGCCGGAAATTCCACGCCATCCTGACGGAGAGGTGACGCCTATGGGCAGGACAATCCCGGTCGACCAGCTTGCCTCCGAGGTCATGAAGGGCCTTGAGGAGTATGCCGAGCTGGCCGCCGACGTGCTGAAGAAGGAAGTCCAGGAAGCCGGGAAGACCGCAAAGCAGCAGATCGAGCAGACCGCACCGCGCAGGACCGGCCGCTACGCAAAAAGCTGG